AACAACCCAACATTAGTTGGACAACAAGCAACACAAGCATTGTATAATACCGTTGCAACTACAATGAACTTTGCTGGTGCTGCAACTGCAATTACAATTGGTGCTATTACTGGTACTGCAAACATACGTAATGCGCTAACTACTATAACTGGTGTTGCAAATATATTAGCAACAACTGATAGTACTGTGTCTACAACTGGTGCATTAATAGTAGCTGGTGGTGTTGGTGTGGGTGGTAATGTACACGTTAAATCAGGCAAACAAATAATCGTCGGTTATGATATTGTTGGTGATGTTTATCTACCACAATCAACTGCGCAATTCTTTAGTAACGTTGCTGGATATAGCCAAGTTAACCAACAAAACATTAGTAGCAACACATGGGCAAGTAGTGACTTTATTGCAACTGCTGATAACGGTAATGATACACAAGGTTATATTGACTTAGGTGTTAACAGTAGTACATATAATCAAGCAACATTTACAATTAGTAAAGCAAATGATGGTTATTTATATGTACAAGGTAATGCAACAACAGGTGGTGGTAACTTAGCAATAGGTACTGCAACTGCAAATGATTTACAATTCTTTACTGGCGGTACTTTAGCTGCAAATGAAGTTGCGCGATTTAATAATTCATCTGCTAATTTACAACTTAAACAAACTACAGTATCAACATCGGCGACAACTGGTGCGTTAACTGTAGCTGGTGGTGCTGGTTTTGCTAAAAACGTATATGTAGCTACAGGCGCAACAATTAATAGCACACAAAGCTCAGATAACTTCTTAGTTAAAGGCTTGCATTCAACTGCATTAATTTACGCAGATAGTAATAATGATTCAGTTGTTATTGGTGGCGGACATAGTGGCGCTTCTGGTGGTAACACAACTATACAAGGTGGCGTAACATTAAAAATTGATTCAACTGATACATTTATGGTACCGGTTGGTACAACTGCACAACGTCCAAGTAACAGTGGCAACGTTGATGCTAGGGGTATGACACGATTCAACTCTACTATTAACAACTTAGAGTTTTATGATGGTACAGTATGGCAAAGTGCTGGTTCTGTATTTACTGTAATTAGTGATAGACAATTTTCGGGTGCAACTGGCGGATTATACGGAAACGTTGATGGCACAAATGCTGTCTTTACAATACAATCAAGTTCAACAGCAGCGGCAACTATTGTAAGTATCAATGGTGTGGTACAAATCCCAGTAATAGCTTATGATGTAAGTACGGTAACATTAACATTTACAGAAGCCCCAACATTAGGTGATGTAATTGATGTACGTTGTTTAGCAGCTACAACAGTATTGACATCACTTGCAAGTAGTAACGGATTAAATCAGTTCATTACAGACACAACTGGCGCACAAATTTGGTCAGGTACAGGTAGTACAGTTGAACGTGTAAACGTTGACCCTACTGGTGTAATGCAATTAATGAATGGTACTAAAGTTGGTTATGATCAAACTGCGGTAGCATTAACAGTAAGTGCAGTAACAGTTGATAGCTTTGCAGTAGCAACATATCGTTCTGCCAAGTACATAGTTACATTTACTAACGGTACAACATCATACGAAACAGCAGAAATTATGGTAATACATGATGGTACAACTGCTACTAGAGCACAATACGGTACAGTAAGTACAACAGGTAGTACACAGGTAACGTACACAGTGACAATTACTGGTGGTAACGTATTATTACAAGCCGCAACAGTGTCTGGTACAGGTACAGTTAAATCATTTGCTACTTATATTAAGGTGTAATTAATGTTAAAGATTAATAAAGTATATAGAAAAGATTACATTGGCGAAAACATTGTAGTCGAGAGAAATTACACAGAAGGGACGTGGCATGATACAACAGAACATGTCCCTAATGCTGTAACTAATACACAAATATCTAATAGAGCTGTTGTGATTGGCAATGGTCCAAGTAGATTAGAATTTGATATGCAAGCTGTATTTGAGCATAGAGGCGGATTATTAGGGGCAACAACTGTACAAACTTATGGTTGTAATGCACTGTACCGAGATTATACTCCGGACTTTTTAGTAGCTCGAGGTAATAGTATAGTTAATGAATTGGCAACCTCGACGTACATCAATAATAATATTGTGTATGCAAGCTCGATTGATGTGTTGGGTCATCCTAGTAAATTTTATTTAATTCCAATCGATCCATATTGTGATGTCGGAACAACAGCAGCATATATTGCGGCATTTGATGGACACACAACAATATTTTTATTAGGGTTTGATAATCAAGATAGCCCAGACTATAATTATAATGTATATGCAGATACTACAGGATATGATGCACATAATAATAGTACATCAGACCAAAAGTGGATTGCAGATAGAGCAATGCTAGTTAAAACATATAGCGAAGTTGATTTTGTATGGGTAACTAAATTTGGTAGAACAACAATGCCAACTGCATGGACAACATTGGTGAACTATAGACAAATCTCTTTTAAAGAGTTTGTACTAGAAGCTAGTCTATAATATAGATTCTAAAGTTTTAATCTTAGCAATAACTTCTTTAAAATTAACAGTACGCCAAACTCCAGGATGTAGGGGTTTGGGGTAATCTCCTAATCCAACCCAGCAATAACCTCTATGCTCGTGATTTAAGTCAGGAACAAATTCTTCTTTAACTGGTAATAAAAATGTGTGATATGAGAAATTGTTTTTGTCGCTAGTAAACTTTTCAATAGGTATCACTTTAGCAGAGGAAAAATCTACACCAAGCTCTTCTATAAGCTCGCGATGTAATGATTCAAGCAACTGTTCGCCAGCATCAATCTTACCACCTGCTAGTCCCCATGTACCTGCATACTTGCTTGAATTACGTAATAGAAAAAGATATCGATGTGTAGTTACACAATAAATGAACGTACCTACACCTTCAATTGATTTATTTGATATTGATTCTTTTATTTTAGTTAACATATTACTATTATACTACATTAACTGATAAATGTCAACTAAAGAACTAATGTCCAGAGTCCATTTTTATATTCTCCCTCAAAAGATTTAACCCATTGATTGAGATTCCATTTATATTGTGTTCCAGTATTCAAATTTGACACGTATTGTAACACAGTTTCTGCTACACTGTCAAATACAACAGTCCAATGTGTGCCGTTGAATTCAATAATGTCATTTGCGTTAGCAATTAAATCTGCATTGTCTGTACCGCGCCACGCACTTGGACCATCGCCGTTTGCTGAATTAGTACTACCAATTGCATTTAAAATTAAATAACGTGTGCCTGCTACAGCACTTTGCGCTAAGTCAACAGCAGTATTCTTACGTGGGTCAATAATAGCATCAATTGCGTCTAAAGAATTTGCAGGATATGTATCGATGTCTGCATTAAAAATCAATAAACTATCGTCTGTTGGATGATAACTTACTGTACCAACAACCTCCGTAACTCCGTCACCAGAAGCTAATCTAATCTGACTGATACCTTCCTCTATAGACCCATAAACATTAACTAAATTTTTCCATATATCACGTGTACCAATTTTAGTCGGAGTAGTTAACGTGGGCTCTCTTAATGTTTCTAAATCTTGCACTTTCAGCAAGGTAAGTGTATTACCGATTAATAAAACTCCATAGTCCATCGGAGTATAATACATACGTGCGCCCATTAAATTAGCTTCTGTGTACGCCGCAGAATTTAAATCACCCTGTGCATCGTGTATATTAGCAATAATTTTTTGAATAACGCCAAGTTTCTTAACTTTAGCTGGCGGACTAATCCAAATTGGTAATTTAAATGTTAATGTTGCAATATCAATTGGATTTTCGGTAGTAGCAGATACAGTTCTGCTTGACCAAGATGGGCTATCTAAATAGATAATACTTAAACTTGTCCAATCGATGTAATTATCTGTACTTTGTATTTCTAATCCCGGATTAAACAACGGTAATATTTGTTCAATTAATTGTAATTTTTGTTTTGTATTACTTGTCCATATATCTAACTTTAATTCTAAAGTATATGGCACTGGCATTATACGTTCGATAGTAAATGCATTACCTTGTGTTGGTACGTAGGTATCAGTTTCTGGATCGTATTTACGTTGACGTATGCTCATATTATTAACATAAGTTGGACTTTGTACACGATCTCTATCGTATGTTAGTCCGCTAATATAAACCGCCATTGCTGGAACAGCATTCATAGTACTTTCGCTATTGTTTGCTAAAATTGCTGCCACCTGTCTGCTACCATCTGCATAATAAATCGGCACACGTTGTAAAGTTTTACTACCAGTGCGATCTTGCCCAAACTCGACTTCGTACCCACTCATTATTCTAATGAATTGTACTACAAAACGTTCGATTTGTCCGTCATAAAAATATTGAGCTGCCATTAGTTATCCGCCAAAGGTTTAAGTGCGTCAGACAACGCCTGACGTTCCTGTATTACTTTACTGTAAACAGTGTATTCTAGCATGTCGTTATTAGCGAGTGTATTTGTGAGTGTAAATGACACATTTCCGGCAGTATTTGACATCGTATTTGTAATATGTGTACCATTTAGTAGAGTTTTTACACCATATGTACTCACATACGCAATTTTCGTTACAACCGTCTTAGTTGACATATTAAATGATATTGTAGTTACATTAGCTACTGGAGTATAAGGACTTGCGACACGAATCGCATCCCACCCAAGTCCGCCACTGTACATAGCATTAATATTATTAACAAAGCCGCTAGCCAATGAAGTATTGTCTAATCCTGGAGTTAAGTTTGTACGTACAGCATCTTCAATTTTAATCCAACGACGTGAATCATAACGGAATAGTCTATTTGGAACATAGTCCAATCGTAAATAATAATCACCTTTAACAGGAGTATCTGGAAAGGCAATACCAGCACCAACAGGCAAACCATTAGGCGGCAATCCTGTGCTAGTTAAGTATCCTTGTACTTTAGCAGTAGGCGATGCAACTGGATCATCGGGGAAACCACTATCGTCTACAGGAGCAACATAGATGGAACTTGTATCGTATCCACTTAGTGGTACTTCAATTTCTGCACGTGCAATAATAGCATCGTTAACCGCAGTATATTTGTTGTATGTACTTAATAAATCACCAATTGGAGTATTGTTTGCATCACCGCTACTAATATTAGTTGTAATATCTTTATATTCTTGGCTATCAACTAATGGTGCAACTTTAACTCTCCATAAATGGGGATACCATGTTTGACTAAACCCTTCTGCGGCACGAGTAGCATCTTGTACAACGTAATAACGTTTTAATGCACTTGGTAAATCATCGTCTAACGGATAGAAGTCTTTAAGATGTGGCATTTCAATTACATCACCGACTATAATCTTACGTCCAAGCAATTCAACCATGTCGTTTAAGTGAAAAACCATAAACAACGTATCACCAGTTAAGAACAATCCAAACTGACTTAAATCAAAATCATTGTCACTCATACGATATACACTACGCAAAGTATAAATGCTAGTATCATACTTGCGATCTCTATTCTCAAGGAATAATAGGTCTTGTATATTTTTTACACTTTCATTGGCATAACTTGGCTGTGTTGCATCAGTATAGAACGCTATCGCCGCCCCAGCCCCAACAATAGCAGTAGTGCTTGCTGATAGCGTAACGGTTGTGCTAGTTTTTGCAATAACGGTTGTATTTGGTGGAATGCTAGTACCAGCAACAAACATACCTCTTGTTATTGCTGAAGTATTTGCAAATACTAATTCAGTCCCAGGTGCAGACTGCGCCGCTGATGTGGCAATACTCGTACCTTGCTCTAATGGGCCGAGATACTTATGGATGTTAATATCAACGCCGCCGACAGTAAACATCTCACTGATTCGGCGATCCATAAATTTATAATCATTGCCCTTCTGGGGTTTGTACATGCTTAATCTTGGCATTGCGTAGTCCTGTATATCTAATATTTAGCTTAGATTGACATCGTGACAAATAGATGTTATACTTGCTTTATGAGTGAATTAACTACAAGTTTAGATTGGGTAAGGGTGCAAGCCGAAATTGAAGCACCAGTGCATAAACTAAAAAGCTATAGTGGCGAGATGCTAAAGATGAGCAGAAATATTGCTTTGATGGTTACGAAGCTAAGTACTGAAGAAATAGAGTGCAGACGTCAGCAGAAACAAACACGTAAACACAAAGAAATATTAGACAACATCAACGCAGAGATACATAACTACGAGCAAATGGTAACTTTTGCGGTATTATTGGCAAGTTGAGCTTGACAAATGAATACAATGGCTGTATAATGCTATATATAAACTGTTAACAAGGACGAACAAATGGCTATTAAAATTGATGGTATGAAGAAAAAAACTAAAGTAACACGTGATCCGATTTTTATGGATGAGAAAAGTGTTGGCTCAGAACCAGTATGGGATCCAGTACGTGCTTTAGAGTTTACAGAAGAAGAATTCGACCATCACATGCGTATTAGCTTACGTTATTACAATTATTTCTATACAACTAAAGAACTTAAGAAGTACTTGGTTGAATGGGCACGTAACTATGATAGTGCCGCACATAAATTTGATAAAGCAACTTTAGATAAGTTTGCTAAAGCATCAGACAGTTTACTACCACTTACACCTTGTGCATTAGCTAAAGCACACAAACAGGGTATGCCGCTACACGAAAGACACGTTACTTACTTGGTTAGCTCGATTAGAAAAGTAGTCGATAACTTAGTCGACGAAGCAGAAGTAATTGACCCAACAGCACCAGTAGTTGTTCGAGTAACTATCCAAGATAGACTTAACGATATACTTAAAACACATATCTTACACTTTGAAGAACTTGAGGATCAGCTGATCGAAGGTAAAACAGTAGACCCAAAAGCATATGAGTACTTAACGGGCAAAAACGTCCCACAAGGTATGTTAAGCAGAATTGCGGCAGTATTTGAAAAACATCAAGACGAAATGAACGAAGCACGTGCTGGTAAAGACGAGCAACTGAATGAAGGTTATGCGCATTACAAAGCGGCAGATTACAAACGCTTTGATGCATTTTACACAAAACTGATTGCAGACTTAACTAGCTACGGTCAAGTTAAGAAAGCAACTAAGAAAGTAACAGTACGTAAGCCACTTGCTAAAGAGAAGTTAGTTGCAAAACTAAAATATCTTAAAGAAGAAAAGACTCTACGCTTAGTATCTGTCAATCCAGTTGACATAGTTGGGTGTGCTGAATTGTGGGTTTACAACGTTAAGACACGTAAACTTGGCAAGTACGTTGCAGAGTCAATGGGCGGAGCACTTACTGTTAAAGGTACTGCTATTGTTGGATTTGATGTATCAACAAGCGTACAAAAGACATTGCGTAAACCCGAGCTACAACTTAAAGAGTTTTTAGCGGCAGGTAAGATACAACTGCGCAAGTTTATTGAAGATATTAAAGCAACAGAGATTAAACTAACGGGTCGTATTGGTCTAGATACTATCCTTCTTAAAGTTCAGTAGCCATACAGTCCTGTTTCTGCTAAATACATGAAACAGGACTTTTACAATGGCAACAGCAACTGGTAATTTAACCGCAACACTCAGTCTAACCACAGACAGCTTATACGATCCAGCTACGGGCACGGGCGCAGGGCATATTGCGTATGACCCGGCATTATTAACAGCGGAAAATCAGCTACGTAATGATATAGTTGATTATATTCGTCTACGTTTGGGTGATGGCATCATTGATGTTGAAGCAGATAAAGAACATTATGACATGGGTATTAAACAAGCCTTTGTACGTTATCGTCAACGCAGTTCAAACGCAGTAGAAGAAAGTTATGCGTTCCTAGACTTACTTCCAGAAACACAAGAGTATATACTACCACGTGAGATTATGGATGTTAGACAAATATTTAGACGTGGTATTGGATCTGTAACAGGTACAACAGCAAGTCAATTTGAGCCATTCGCATCGGGCTACTTAAACACTTATATGTTAGTAGCTGGTCGTGTTGGCGGATTGGCAAACTACGAATTATTTGTGGATTATCAAAAGCTAGCAATGACTATGTTTGGTGGATATATGAACTTTACGTTTAACAAAGCAACTAAGAAGCTAACAGTAATACGTAAACAACCATGGCAAGGCACGAACTCTACTGCGGTAGAAGCAGTTGCACTATGGGTATATAATGTTAAACCAGATTCGATGTTGTTAAACGACCCACAAGTGTTTCCGTGGATACAGGATTATGCTTATGCATTGGTAATGATATCAATCGGTCAAGCACGTGAAAAATTTGCGCAAATCGCAGGCCCACAAGGCGGTAGTAGTTTAAACGGTGCTGCACTTAAAGCAGAAGGACAACTATTGCTCGACAAACTTGATGCAGAAATATCAAGCTATGCTGATGGCGGGTCTCCGCTTACGTGGGTGACTGGCTAAATCAATAATTGACATCTGTCTGTAATAAATAAAATCATCTTATCCGCAACGTATAAATATATGTAAGGAATTAACTTATGTTCTTACAAAATAAATATACAACGTGGTATTATGCAATCATTCACCGCGGTCAAGATAGAATATTAACTGGTTATAAAGAAAATCATCATATTATACCAAAATCACTCAACGGATCAGACGATAAGAGTAATTTAGTTAGTCTAACTGCTCGAGAACATTTAATATGTCATTTATTATTAACTAGAATGACTATTGGATCAAATAAACATAAAATGTTGCATGCAGCGTGGGCATTAACTACCTATCGCGATAATAGTAGAGATACAATTAAAATAACATCACGGCTATACGAATCATTAAAGATAGCTCGCTCTTTAATGATCACTGCTACACAAAGTGGCGAAAATAATCCATTTTATAATAAAAAACATTCTAATGCTACCCGCATTAAAATGTCACAATCTGCATCAAAACCAAAATCACTTGCATGGAAAGAATCTGCATCAACTAATAGAAAAGGAGACGGCGGTAGTTTCTTTGGTAAAACTCACTCGGATTCTCAAAAAGAAAAATGGAAAACAGACCCTCGAAGAATTCATATGGGTGCAGAAAATGGATTTTATGGTAAAACTCATACTGATGAACAGCGACAAAAGAAACGTGAGGAAAAACTTGCAGCTTCTAAGAAAATATGTTATTATTGTAATAAGAGTGTAGATGCAATGAATTATGGGAGATGGCACGGTGATAGATGTAAATCAAAAAAATAGACAGATAATTAGTGTATCTGGTTTTATTTCAAGTGGCAAAGATACAATTGCAGATTACTTAGTTGCTGAACATGGCTTTAAACGAGAGAGCTTTGCTGGTACACTTAAAGATGCAGTTGCTACAGTCTTTGGGTGGGATAGAGAACTACTCGAAGGACGAAGCGCAGAAGGCAGAGCATGGCGGGAAAAAGTAGATCCATGGTGGGCTAAACGCTTAAAGATGCCAAAACTAACTCCACGTTGGGTATTACAAAACTGGGGCACAGAAGTATGTCGTCATGGTTTCCACACTGATATATGGATAGCAAGTCTAGAAAACAAACTACGTAAAACAAATGAAGATATTGTAATTTCGGATTGTCGCTTCCCTAATGAAATTAAAATGATTAAGAACATGGGCGGTAAAACAGTACGTGTTAAACGCGGCACTGAACCTGTATGGTATAATTCGGCTAAAGATGTTAATGCTGGTATGAAGCGCATCGGCTGGGCATTAGGTAAAGGCGAATTAGATAAGTTAGGAATACACCCGAGCGAATATGCATGGATCGGTACTAAATTTGATGTCACTGTTACCAACGATGGTACCATCGAAGACTTGTATGCTACTACTGAAGAACTACTAATATCAGAAATCAGGAACGAGATCGCCCTGAGTCCAGCCTAGTCCTTCTTTAACGATAGTGATTTGACAGTTTGCGCAAATAGTTCTTAAATTTAGCGGAGCATTATTCTTTAAGTTACCATCAACATAGTACACGCTGAGTTGTTCTTTATACTTTGCCTTAAAGCCACATTTCTCACAGTGTGGCTTTTTCTTATACCCAGCTAATATCCATGTTGGCTTTTGTGGAGCAAGTTTTCTATTCTTTCTAGCACATGCACTGCATCGAGTGCGATAATGAGTGATGCCATTCCGCTTATAATTGACAGCAGATAGGTTTCTAGTACAGCTTTGACATAAAGGACGGTGTGATATTAATTCTAATTTATCTGTAGTTAACTTAATTTTAATTTTTTGTGCTTCTTCTCTCGATTGCAAATTTTCTTGTTCTCTACTTAATATTAATGCAATGCGAGCATTTTTCCGCTCTTCTTTTAACTTGAGTTTTTCTTGTTCTTTAATGAATTTATTATTATCTCTAACTTTTTTCTGTTCACTCTTTAAAACTGCATGTTTTTCTTGAGTACGGAGTTTACGTATCGCATTAGCCTTTTGCTGATTTCTAATAGAGTCTGGGCTTCGTTTTCTTCCTTTTGGCCATCCAGGTCCTCGGTGACCGCCGGCCGAAATATTCCACCCAATATTTTTAGACGCTCGTATTTT